ACTCCAACAAACGCTGTTACTGATACTCCAGTTGTGTTAAAACCAGTTAAAATTTGATCAGCACGAGCATCAATCATGGCAACAGAAACACCATTTGCCCAAGATCCTGGATTTTGTGCCATTACAGTAACGTCTGTAAGTGGTGCATCCAAATATCCAAGTTCAGTATAATGCTCCAGACTTTTAACTTTAAGATCTGTCGCTTCACCATAAAATGCTGTTTTTAAATTCTCATCATCAGTTCTAACAATTTGCATTGTTCCACCATACGCCAAATATGATGATGCAACCATCCAATGCTCGTAATGTTTATTTACTGAATAAGGCTTTCCAAAAGTATTTAAAAGATCATTTTCATTTTCAATAAACTTTGGTTCAAGTACAGGGCCTCTGGCGAATGGTGCAACAAGTGCTCCGATAGAAGCTGATACTGGATCTATTCTTCCAATAGTTAAATCAACTTCTCTTATTAAAATTCCAGGAGATGCTAAATTTAGTGGCATCTTTATTCTCCGTGCTATCCAGAATTATCTAAAAATATTTATAAGTTCCTTCCTTTTAAAAACTACCTATATTCCCACATATAAGACCTGTCCCCATATTCATCAATATTCCATACTTCCATGGCATGATTATTTTTATCTGATCCAGCCCAAATCCACCTATCACCATTATTCTTATCGACAATCGTTTCAAATTCATCTAATCCATCTGATATAAATCCAAATGGGGACATATCCTGTTCGATTTGGTTTTTTTGTTCTTCATAAATTCTTTTGCGAACATCATTATCAGTCATTTCCTTAAAATAAGGTTGTGCGACTAACCAAGAAAAAATAACAAGACACATTGCCAAATCATCATTGCAACCTTCTTCTGCCTCAAAAGAATTATGTCTCTGTGCAAATGTTGTTAATTCTGATATGATATCATAATCAATTGTTATTAATTTATCATCTTCCATTAATGTTTTTAGATTAGAACATCCCAGTTTTTTAACTGCAGATGTCATTCTTATTCCAAGTTGAGATTTTCTACCACTAAATCCAGTTCCAACAATTTGTCCAGCACGTCCTCTCATAGCACACATGAGAACGTTATCATATTCTAAGTCAAAATGTAAGATGTTAGCAACTTGATCACCAATATCATTAACTTCAACTAATAACCAAGCATCATTATAACCTCTTGCCACTTCATTAATTATACTTGGAAATAACATTGGTTTTATTTCATTATTTCTATATTTTCCAACCACTTTATATGGAAAATTTGTAATATCAAAAACGACAAACGCTGAATAATCATTACCCATACCGCGAGCAACATCAACGGTCATCAAATAATTATGATCTTTTTTTGGATGTTCATAAATATCCATTCCTGCATTTCTTTTTATAGGATCCTCATAAACTAAGTTCCTAAGTTTTGATGGATTAATAAGAGTATTAACCGATCCTAAGAATTCACATTCAAACTCAACTTTAAATTGTTGTTCTGAAGTGTTAGCAATCGTCTGCTCCTTCCAGGCAGCGTCTCTACCAGGTACTTCCGACCAATGAACATCTGTAGGTACATATTCATTCTTGCCCCTTTCAGCGTCATGCCACATACGGTAGAAGTGGTTCATACCTCGTGGAGTAGAAACGATAATTACTTTCGTGCTCTGTCCAGAAGAAATAGTAGGATAAACAGAGGCAAAGAAGTCATCAGCAATGTGATTCGGGATGAAAGCGAACTCGTCAAGAAAGATGACATTATAGGATCCGCCTCGGACAGCAGATGAAGAAGTAGAGTTAGATGAAATTTTGGATCCATTTTCAAGTTCTAGACTACCTTTATTCCATGATATAATACCCTGTTGCATCCACTTTGGTAGATTCTCGTAAGCAAGTTGTAATCTTCCAAGCAAGTCTCTAGCAGTAGATGCTTTGTTTGCTAAAATAGCTATATTAACATTGTCGTTAAAGACGGCATAATGTAACAAATATGAAACACAAGTAGTAGATTTACCAGTCTGGCGGGGCATCTTGCAGATATTAAATCTGTTCTTATGAAAATTGTCAATTAATTTCTCTTGAAATGGATACATCTCAAAGGGCACTAAACCATGATCAAGAGAAACAATCTTGATATAGTTTCTAGCAAAATAAACAGGATCCTCTTTGCACTTTAAGAACTCAATAACTTGATCTTCAGTGAATTGAATTTGGGTATTCGCTTTTTTTAGATTGGGGTTACCAAGATATACATTATCACTCATAATAAATCACCTACTAATTTCTTCCCAGTCTAATGATGCAAAGACATCAGCACCAGCAGTATCAGATGCACATACCAGTGTCAATTCATAAGGAGTTCCAGTCAATCCATTTCTTTCTAACTGAAACTTAAATAATGCTTCTTTTAGAATATCAACACTTGCAGAAGATTGATTTGCTGATGTAAAGAAACCAGATGCTAAAATTCTTCCACCACTTACGGTTCCTCCATCAATTTTATATTCTACAGCACTATCTACACCTGCACTTACCCAAGTTCCGCCAGTAGTAGTTGCTGATGCTCTCAACTGCCAATTATATTGTGGACCATTTCCTGTTCCCATCAGTGATAGTGCGGTCATAATTACAATCGCATCTAATCTATTTGGAGAAGATTTGAGACGAATAGAAATGACAGGATAATAAGTTCCAGCAGGAGTTGGTAAATCTACTGGTGCTGTAATTGGTGTTTGAACTGCTTGTTGTAATCCACGCAATTCATAACCACCCTCTGAAATCACAGAAGAACAAACTTGTTTGAGTGTGCTGGAACTAGTTGTAATTCCAGTATTAGCAATCTCATATCTCAAAGGAAGTGATGCTGTTGTAATATAAGTTGATTGAATTAAGTTTGCGTGATGAAACGAATGAGCATGAATAAATTTTCCATCAATTATAAATCCCATTCTTACTGTGCCAAGACCTAACCACTCAATATCCATCCAAAGAATTTGTGCTTTGCTAATATCTAATGTAATACCAGAAACTCCTGTTCCATCTAATTTATCAATATTCCAATCAGATTGTGCAACAGCATTTTCAGTTCCTATAGATAAACTTCTTTCTACAAAATAAGGTGTTGTTCCATTAATCTCAAAATACATTCCATTGTCGGCACCAAAATATCCAACTCTTTGTCTTAAGTTTGTTTTTGGTGTTGCTGGAACAAAAGTATTCAATACAAGCAAAGATTTACCCGGTTGATATGAGAATGTTTTGGTAGTTTCTCTAATAACCGAATCACCACTTGTAGTTCCAATACCAATATTAACTAATCCTTGAGTTGTTACAAAACCAACAGTAGAACCAGTTCCTACAACCAAACTCTCCCAAAGATTATTGTCTCTATATCTGTGAGATGAATCAAATAGTGTAAGAGGATTTGATACTCTTGTTCTACCAAAAGCATCGGGATTTACACTCACCGGAAATCTATTGATATTATCAACAATTTTTCCATCCCTTGTTGCAGCGCCAAAAATCTCAAAAAGAGATCTTTCTTGATTTAGATAATCTTGAGTTTGTATATTCCACTGTGCCATTATTAGTCAGTCCAAGTTAATCTTTCTGGTTGATATCTTTGTGCGTTTTTGATTCTTGATGTATTTACCTGAGCAGGATAAACATTATGAACGATTGCTCCAGGATACTCTCCTTGAATTTGTTCTGCAAGTTCATTCTTAGGAAGCATTTTTCCTTCTATTTCCATACGATATAATTTTCCTTCCCAAACTACATCTGCAAAAAAAGATTCAGTTGCTTGTTCTGGTTGAGAACTCCCTACATTTAGGGTTCCATTGAAGTCTCCATTAATAGTAATACTTTCTGAAATAAATTGTTGAAAGGATTTCATTTTAGTTACAGTTCCAACGACGTAGGGCTTTGTTGATTCTTGAATCTGGATCTCTTGCAGTTTTTGCAGAGGTTAGTTTTTTCTTCATCCCAGACATACGACGACAGAATGAAGCACGGCGCTTTGCTCTTTTTCCCTTTGGTTTCTTTTCAGTTACTGCGGTTTGTAATTTTGAACCAGGATTCTCACGACGGTATGCTTTAACCGCAGCAGGACTTAATCCATCAGTTTTGTCTTGACGATTGACTTTTTGCCAATCTTCCGATAACCCAAAATCTGCTCTCCAATTAGAAAATTCTTCTTTTTTTACACAGTTTGGATATCTCTTTCCAAACATTGTCTTCATACCTTTTTTCTTATATCCATCCCAACACTTCTCATCAAGTTGATCACCTTCTGGTTCATAATGTGATATTTGCATTTCTTTTTTAATTTTTGCTTTTGCTTTTTTAACAAATCCAGAGACTTGTGGTAGTTGAGGTTCTTCTCCAGGTTTTCTTGGAATTGGTT